GAGCTGGGCCAGTACAAGGCCGACGTTTCGGTGCCCTTGGCCGAGGCCGAGCCGATTATGGAAATCCTCTCGAAGCCATTCAAGGCACACACAGGCAAGGCCCCTAAGAAGGCCGACAACACCATGTGGTACTTCGAGACCAACGAAGACGGCGACGAGACCGGCAATGTGGTCTTCAAGTGCCGCGTCAAGAACAAGCTGCGTAAGCGCGACGGTAAACTATGGGACCGCAAGCCTAAGCTGTTCGATGCTGCCCTCAAGCCTGTCGATGTAAACCCATTCGGCGGTTCGACCTATGTCGTGTCCGCTGAGGTCTACGCATGGGAAGCCGGTGCCAAGAAAGGCGTTAGCCTTCAACCGGTCGGCGTTCAGATCATCGAGTTGGTCTCAGGTTCCGGCCCGAGTGCATCCTCGATGGGCTTCAAGGCTCAGGAAGGTTACATGGCCGACCCCGACGAAGGCGACTATGCCGACGGCGAAAACGACACCCGTGATACAGGTAACAACCCTTCCGACGACACTAATGATGGTGGCGACGATGGCGATTACTGAACGAGAGTGCAGCAGGTGCGGGGGTGAAATCCCCTCGCACAAGCGCAGGGATAAGGGAGGGCTTGCACATGGCGAATAAACGGCAAGTCGCTCTAAAGTATGGCTTTCGATCTGGCCTTGAGGAGGACATTGCTGACGAGCTTACGAAGCATGATGTCGTGTTCTCCTATGAGGAAATGAAGATCGAGTACACAAGGCCTCAAAGGGTATCTAAGTACACACCGGATTATGTGGTTGAAACTCGACCAGATGGTTCGCCCCGAGAAGAGCCTCTTATCATTGAGGCCAAGGGTCGCTTCCTTGTGGATGATCGCGCCAAGCACATCCTCATTAAGCGTCAACACCCGCACTTGGACATTCGGTTTCTGTTCTCAAATCCGAACGCCAAGATTTCCAAGCAATCCAAAACAACATACGCCAGTTGGTGTGAGAAACACGGCTTCCTGTACGCTAAGGGTCCCAAGGTTCCCCTAGATTGGCTTGAGGAAAACTGATGCTCCGCACAGATTTGTTCAAAACGGTGGATCGAGTTGAAACTCGGTTCATCGCCGTACGGGACACGCTTACCAAGCCTGGACTCGAACCAACCATAAGAGAACTAGATGTCCTCCACTGCAAGCAAGGTAGGCTTGGGGTTGGGTGGCACTTTGTCGTTCTGGGCACTGGTACAATCCAGCTTGGCCGAAACATCGAAACCTGTGGCTCCCATACCAAAGGACAAGACGCTCTATCAGTAGCCATCGGCGTAGTCGGAGGTCTTGACGAAGAAGGAACACGGGCACTCACCCGCACCACTGAGCAATGGCAAGCGATAGACGATCTGGTCAGGTTTTTACAGGACAGATATCCCGCTGCAACCGTCTCAGACAACCCAACCCCCGATTACCCGACACCCTAGATTTAACCCCAAAACGCTCAGGAGGCAAAACACATGGATGATCACGCCGAAGATAGTGCTCTGATGTTTAAAGGCCCCTGTGACGAATGTGGGTCCTCAGATGCCAACGCCGTATATACCGATGGGCATACTTATTGCTTTTCGTGTGACACGTACGGCAAGGCTGAGGGTGCCGAGGGAGCGTACACCGAGAGCCGCCCAGCGCCGCGTCCTAAGTTGGACCTTTTGCGTACTGGAGAGTTCCGCTCCCTCGGCAAGCGTCGTCTCACAGACGAGACCTGTCGCAAGTTCAACTATAGCGTTGGCGAAGATTGGAAGGGTAACACCGTCCAGATCGCAGGTTTCAAACGAGAAGGGCAACTGATCGCCCAGAAGGTGAGATATCCTAACAAGGAGTTCGTACACCTAGGCGAACAGAAGCCGGGCCTCTGGGGGCAACACCTCTGGAAACCCGGTGGTAAGATGCTCGTGATCACCGAGGGTGAGATTGACTGCATGACCATGTCACAGCTTCAAGGTAACAAGTGGCCGGTCGTGAGCTTACCAAATGGTGTGGACAAGAAGGGCAAGAGTGCTGTCAGAGCAATCCAACAGTCACTCGAATTCGTCACATCATTCGAGAAGGTCATCTTCATGTTCGACATGGATGAACCCGGTCGCATCGCTTCAACGGAATGTTCCAAGTTGTGCAAGCCCGGTCAGGCGTTCATCGCTGATCTACCACTGAAAGACCCTAACGAGTGCCACGTCGCTGGTCGGGGTAAGGAAGTGGTTGAGGCCATGTGGAACGCCAAGCCATATCGGCCTGACGGGATTGTCTCAGCGGGTGATCTCTGGGAACGCGTCAAGGCTCCCAAAGAGAACCATGCTCAGGAATACCCTTGGGCTGAACTCAACAAGAAGACTTGGGGCAATCGCAAGGGCGAGCTTGTCGTATGGACTGCTGGTTCAGGCGTAGGAAAATCCGCTGTGGTTCGTGAGGTGTTCTTCGACCTGCTCCGTAACAAGGGACAGAAGGTTGGCATGATCATGCTCGAAGAGAACATCGAGCGGACCACGCTGGGCATGATGGGCATCGAGATAAACCACCCGCTCCACTTGGATCGCGGGGACTTCACAGAGGAACAACTTCATGACGCGTTTAAGGCAACCTCAGGTGGCGACCACCTTTGGCTCTATGACCACTTCGGCAGCACTACTGCTGGCAATCTTCTTGATCGTATCCGCTATCTGGCAACCTCTTGTGAGTGCGACTACATCGTCCTCGACCACATTAGCATTGCAGTTTCAGATGCCTCCGCCAACGATACCGATTTGGACGAACGACGACTAATAGACATGCTCATGACCAAGATGCGCTCCCTCGTTGAGGAGACGGGCGCTGGTCTGCACGTCATCTCCCACCTCAAGAGACCGCCGGGGGTAGGACACGAGGAAGGCGCTATGACCTCCTTGTCACAGCTCCGAGGTTCACATGCTATCGCTCAACTATCCGACATCGTGATCGGCCTAGAGCGTAATCAGCAGGACGAGGACCACCGAAACGAGACGATACTAAGGGTCCTCAAGAACCGCTTCTCCGGTGAAACTGGTGAGGCTGGAATACTATACTACGATCAATCCACAGGGCGTTTGAATGACACGTTCAAGCCCACGCCCATACCCGCCACGGGTCCGGTTGGCGATAGTGATTACTGACGATCCCGACGGGGTCTTCGATCTTGCGGAGCAACTATGCGTTCTTGCTGTCGAAGACCCTGAGATGCGCGACGACCAAGAGAAGGAGAACGACCATGACACTTACGAAAAACACCGAAATCCTCCGCGCCGAGGTTGCCGCGCATATCAGGGCCGATGCTTTGGTTCGCGGATCGTATTGGAAGCCCAGCGAAAACGCCGTTGGGGGACAGGGCTGTTTTATCTCATGCCTGACGCACTCCAGCGACCCCACGCCAGCCTTTGAGCGGTTTGGTTTACCAGTTGCGGTCCTGCGCATTGCCGAAAACATTTACGAGGACTTGCCCGATGATGAGGGGACGGCGTTTTTTGCCGCCTTGCCGGACGCAGTTGGGCGCGACGGAAAAGATTTGAGCCGCGTGCACTGGGGGTTTCTGGCCGCTGAATTGCGGGCAATGCCCCAGACAACGGACGCCGCACAGGCAGTCATTGATCCGGTCATTGATGGCATGGATTTACTTTTTAGCGGCCAACAATGGACCGCCGACCGCGCCGCCGCCCGCGCCGCCGCCGACGCCGCCGCCGCCTTCTCCGCCGAAGCTGGCGCCTATGCCACCTTCTCCGCCGAAGCTTCCGCCGAAGCCGCCGCCTTCTCCGCCAACGCCGCCCGCGCCGCCGCCCGCGCCGCCACCGCCGCCGCCGACTCCGTCAATGCCGCCACCTATGCCACATCTGTCGCCAAAGCCGCCGAAGCTGCCGGACGTGCCCGACTTCGCCAGCGTGACACGCTTTTGGCGCTGATTGCCGCCGCATAACACACACGGGCGGGCGCGTAACAGCCCCGCTTAATCCATCCCATATCGTAGGAGTTACCAATGGCTAGATTCGCATTTGACATCGAGACCAACGGCCTCCTCGATACCATGGACACCATTCATTCCCTCGTGATCCAAGACGCGGACACGGGGGAGGTTCACTCCCTCAGCGGTAAGTACATCGAAGACGGTATCTGGATGCTTCACGACGCAGACCAGATCATTGGCCACAACATCATCGGCTTCGATATCCCCGCGATCCAACTCATCTATCCCGAGTTCCAACCCAAGGTCGAACAGGTCTATGACACCCTCGTCATGTCCCGAGTTATCTGGGCTGACCTAATGGACCGTGACGCCAAGGCAATCGCTGTGGGTAAACTCGAGAAGCGCCTGAGAGGCTCACACGGCCTCGAAGCATGGGGCCAGCGCCTCGGTGCGTGGAAGGGTGACTACTCTAAAGAGATGAAGGCTAAGGGTCTCGACCCGTGGGCCGAGTGGAACCCTGAGATGCAGAGCTACTGCGAACAGGACGTTTTCGTTACATTGAAGCTACTAGAGCTGATCAATGGGAAGAAAATAGACCCTAGATGTGTCGAGCTTGAGCATCGGGTAGCCTACATTCTCAAGGAACAGGAAGCTCATGGCTTTGTGTTTGATTATGAGGCCGCTCTCGATCTGCTCAAGACGCTGCAGACAGAACGGGCTGACGTGGAAAGCAAGCTACAGTCATTGTTCGACCCGTGGTTCGCTTACGTCGAAACCAAGGTCCCCAAGAAGACGATCAACTACAAGTCGGTTGAGCGTCACTCGGTGGTCGAGGGTGCGCCCTACTGCAAGATCAAGATGAACGTCTTCAACCCCGGCTCACGAGCGCATATCGCGGATCGACTTATGAAGGTCCGTGGCTGGCGACCCACGGAGTTCACCGCCAACGGGCAACCTAAGGTGGACGATGAAATCTTGGGGTCACTCCCGTATCCTGAGGCCAAGCAGATCGCCTACTACCTGATGCTGCAGAAGCGTATCGGTCAACTCTACGAGGGCCAAGGTTCGTGGCTCAAGAAGTACAACGAAGAGACTGGTCGTATTCACGGACGTGTCGTAACCAACGGCGCTGTCACCGGACGCATGACACACTCCAACCCGAACGTAGCTCAGACCCCCTCGGTCAAGGCCCCGTTTGGTAAGGAATGTCGATCATTGTGGACCGTACCTGCTGGTAAGAAGCTGGTGGGAGTGGACGTGAGCGGCCTAGAGCTACGCATGCTGGCTCACTTCATGAACGATACTGAGTATGCCCGCGAGGTTGTCGAGGGTGACGTTCATACGGCGAACCAAGAGGCCGCTGGTCTGTCTAATCGCGACCAAGCCAAGACCTTCATCTATGCGTTCCTCTATGGCGCTGGGAACGAGAAGATCGGTTCCATTGTCGGCAAGGGCGCAAAGCAAGGTGGCGTACTCAAGAAGAGATTCCTAGAGGGTCTCCCGTCCCTCAAGAAGCTAATCAACGGCGTCACAAAGAAGGCCAAGTCACACGGGTACCTCAAGGGACTCGATGGACGTCTCCTGCATATTCGTCACCAACACGCTGCTCTCAACACCCTGCTGCAATCTGCGGGTGCCCTAGTGTGCAAACGCTGGGCTGTCGAGTGTGAGATCGAACGGCAACGCCGGGGCCTTCAAGACAAGGTCGCCCACGTCGCTAACGTCCACGACGAAATACAATTCGAGGTCGATGAAGACACCGCTGAGGAATGGGCCGAGATTGCGGTAGAGTGTATCGCACGGGCCGGAGTTTACTTCGGAATCCGCGTCCCCCTCACGGGTGAAGCAAAAATAGGAGATAATTGGAAGGGAACGCACTGATGAAGATATG